TTTGGGTTTAACGACCAGAGTTTTCAGAATAAAACATTTACTGCAACATTTCAATATAATTTTATTGATATAGAATATGTATTAGATAAAACGGATATTATTAGTAATAACACATACGGTAATTTATCAACGCCTTAAACATATTGTTTTTTACGTGTATAAATTAATATAAAAATAAAATAATGATAAAAACTAGATTAGAAAATGCGTCAATTCCGTGGGAAGAGTTTGAGAAAAAAACAAATAATGACAATCCATTTGCCGAAGTTTTGGCAAAATTCGAAGATGAAAATGAGAATTTATATGATTTAAGCCCGGGTAAAATTATGAATGGTGTAGTTCATAGCAAAACTGATAAATTTCTTATAATTAGTATAAACCGAAAATCAGATGTTTTCATACAAAATAATATATATGAGCGTTCTCATATAGATAATCTTAACGTTGGTGACAGCGTGGATTTTGTTATAACTGAAATAGTTGATAAAACTGAGTTTATTATTTACGGTTCAATTTATTCTTTAAAAATAAAAGAGGCGCGAACATTATTAAATAATGCAGTTGACGATAAAACTGTATTAGTCGGGACACCTACAGCAATGAATTTTGCTGGGTATACTGTAAATGTAAATATAAATGATAATGATATATCTATATTTATGCCGCACGTATTGGCAGATATAAACAAGTTACCAGACCAGTCAACATTATTAAACACTGAGATTAAATTTATATTAGAACGTACATATAAAAATGGCAAAGATATTTATATAGCATCAAGAAAAGCATATTTGAAATCTATTATAGATGAAACTATATCAAGTTTAGATAAAACAAAAATATATTCTGGGTTTGTTACTGGGTCAAGAGATTTCGGTATATTTGTACAGTTTGAAGAATGTTTAACAGCAATGATGCATAAATCTAATTTATCAGCAGACGGGCAAAAAATGTTAGCAAATGAAGAAATAAAACCAGGTATGCTAATTGATTTTTATATTAAAGATATTTCAAGTCGCGGCGAAAATACAAAAATATACATTACACAGTTGGTGCAAGAATCATTATGGGATGAAATTGAAGAAAACGATATTATAACCGGTGTAGTATCATCAATTAAACCGTTCGGAGTATTGGTTAAATTAGATTACGAAACAAAAGGATTAATTCATAAATCTATATTAAATAATCACGATTTAAAAGTTGGTGATGAAGTTGAAGTTGTAGTATTAGAAGTTAACAAAAATAACAGACAAATATCATTAGAATTACATGATGAAAAATAGAATTATAGATATTATACATGATATTTCAACAGAAAAGCCCAGTATATATACTGGGCTTTTTGGATATGAAAACTATGATATTGCAAAGTATAAGAATTTCAATTTTGCATTCAAATTAGAACAAGACGGCGACGAGAATGAATTATATAATAATATTATGCACATGTTGACATTAATTATTATAACCGTATTAACTGAATCAAATTTACCTAGATATGATAATCAATTAACAAATTATGACGGTAAAACATACAATATTAAAACTACAGATAATGCTGGATTTAATCTAAGTAATTTATACCATTATTATGATATAGAAAATATTATAGATGACATGAGTATTGATATTACAGATAATAGTTTTGTTACTATTAAATTAAAATTACCAATATATAATTATTCTATGTAATATTAAATAATTGCTATATATTAATATGGCAGCAAATAAAAGAGGTGGGATAGAAAAACAGTTTGTATTTAACACCGTAAACATAGAAGACATAAAATCCAAGCAAATGGAAGGGTTTGCAATACCACGATATATGAATCCGTGGTTTAAAAACCAAATTGGCGTAAGACGTTCAAACTGCGTGTTTGGATGGACCTCTCATGAGTTAACAGAATTCGCAAAATGTTCAGCATCCGTCACATACTTTGCAAACACATATTGTAAAGTAAAAGGTGAAGAAGGTAATGTTATTCAAATGACATTACGTGATTATCAGTATGATGTAATAAATTCGTATGATAAAAATAGATTCACTATTAATATGAGTTCTCGTCAAACTGGTAAATGCGCGCATTTGATAACTAATATAAAATGTAAAATAAATGGCGTTATAAAAACGTTACCAGCGTTCAAAGTTTTATTTAAGTATAAAAAAAATAAAACAATATTTGATTATATTAAATACCCATTATATAAGTTAGCTTATAATATTAAAAATAAAAAACGAGTATTTAATATAATAGAAAAAATAGAAAAAGTACAATATAGAAATGTTAAACTTAATGAAAACGATATTTTACAAAAAATAAAAAATATTACTTTCACAGATAATGACGAATTTTATATTGATTCACCACAGGGGTTTGTTAAAGTATTAGAGATCAATGAAACACAACCATATACAATTTATAATATTAAATTAGCAAATAAAGAAATATATTGTGCAGATAATCATATTTTATATTATGATACCGGACAACAAGTATGTGCAGTAGATTTAAAATGCGGTGATAAAATATTAACGAAAGATGGTCCAGAAAGTGTAGTGTCTATTGACATATTAAATTCATCTAACGGCATGATTGATTTTACTGTTGATTCAGATCAAAAAACATATTACACTAATGATATTGTTAGTCATAATACTATAACATCAGTAATAACCATATTGCATTATGCAATATTTAATAGTGGTAAAGGAATTATGGTAGTGGCTAATAAGAATGACACAGTTATTGAGATTGTTGATAAAATAAAAAACATGTATAAATTATTGCCATTTTTTTTAAAACCTGGTGTTGTCAATTGGAATACAAAGTCAATTGTATTTGATAATGGATGTAGAATAAAATCACAGGCACGATCTAAAGAACCAGCGATTGGTTTTGTTATTGATTTTTTATATATGGATGAGTTTGCGCATATACCACCAAATATAATTAATAATTACTACAGAGCGGCAATACCAACAGTATCATCTATGTCAAACTCTAAAATTGTTATTACGTCTACACCAAACGGTGCGAATTTATTTAAAGAATTAGTATTAGGCGCGCAATTGCCAGAGGGGCACCCAGAAAAAAACATGTACAATTTTGTAAAGGTTTTATGGTGGCAAGTACCAAACGGCAAATTTGATGATGGCACAAGAGGTACAAGGTTGGACCCTAAATTGTTTACTAAGCATGATGAACTGTTAAAATATAATTTAACCATAGATGACATTAAAGCTAAATTCGATTTTGATGGGTATAAAACAGCTATTCAATATGAAAAAACAAGTACTGGTGATAAACAGTATTTAAGAATTGAACACAGAGCCGGTGAAATGGATGTTGATGTGTTACGTAAAATGAAGATAGGGCCGAATAATGATATACCATTAATTCGATTATTTGATATTACCAATTGGCATGAAAACGAAATTAAATTAATTGGTGGTGAAGAGAATTTTAACCAAGAATATAATTGTTTATTTGTCGCTGGTTCTAAACGTGTATTAAGTGCAAATAAAGCAAAAGAATTAGAATCTAGATCTGTTGAGTATGTATACCGAAAAAATGAGTATTTGGATATTTTAAGATTTGGTTACGACCAGTTAAGATGGCACCCAGATTATGTTGAACGAGAAAGAAATAAATATTATTGGTTTGCAGCAATGGATTTATCTGAAGGGCTAGGGTTTGATGATACAGTAATAAATTTGTTTAGATTAAAATTGCGTAGCCACGAATGGTTAAAAGAAAATAAAATACGTAATATGTATGAAGGATTTTATTTAGAACAAACTGGTGTATATAATTCTAATATAATCAGTCCAGATATAGAGTTGCCACAACTTGTATATTTATTATTTTTTAAATATTTAAACCCAGAACGATTAAAAGTAAGTATAGAATATAACGGACCTGGGTCAACAATGTTAGCCGCAATGCCTGGTGTGTTTGACGGAAATAACGATTATGGGAATTACATTTTTGTGCGGTATAAACACAGACAAGACGTTTTAAAGAAAAAAATTGGGTTAAAAATGACGTCGAACAAAAAAAATCTTGTTAAAAAATATATAACCCGAATTGAGAATGACGACATGTATGTAAATGAATCTGAAACGTTAGCACAAATGGATAGTTTTATAAAAGTTGAGACTCGAACAAGTTTTACATATAAAGCAGATTCTGGTAAAGATGATATAGTTATGACAAATGTTATTGGTTCAACATTTTTAGACACGCAAGATTATAAAAATATGTGCATAAGTTATTATAACGAGTTATCTAGTTATGATAAAAAAATATTAGATAGTGCAATCGAAAATATAGAATTTGGCTATAGTGGTGGAACTAATAAAACTGATAACGGAAGATTTAGACAAATAAAAAAAAATAAACGCAGAAATAGACGAGGTTAGGATTTATCTTATTTTTTTAAATTTAATATATAAAATAAATTATAAATTAAAATGAGTATAAATATATCAGACTACACAAGAGCAGGAATATTTATTGATGAAAGAAACGCGTCAAATATTGAGACACCACCAGTGTTGGATGGAACTTTTAAGTTTATCCCTGGATTCTCAAGAAAAGGAACCGTTTTTAATCGACCAGTATTATTGCAGTCAAAAACAGACAGAGCATCATTTGCTGGTGACATTGATAAATATTTAGAAAAGCGTGGATCATATTTCCATAGAACAATTGATATAACTTTACAATCAGGGCCAGTTTATGCAATGAATTTATTAAAAACAAATTCACTTGATACATTAAATTATGTTTCAATGTCATTAGCTGCGCAATATGATAATGGTAGTGTAAGTTCTAGACAATATGACGATTTTTTCAATAAAGCTGGATTTTGGCAAAGAGACACAGAATCATTTTTGTTTTTTGCTAAAGATAATGAAAAAATGATTCACTTCACAAATGTTAGCGACAAAAAAATAACATTTTTTATGTTTAAAGCAGATGTGCCTGAATTTGAAGTGACTGCTGAAGTATTTTATGGCGGTTCTGACAAAGTACCAACATGGATGGATAAAAACAGTTTAATATCAGATTATATGGTTAGAGTAATTGTTGTATCTGGTGATTGGACAAATTATCCGGCATTAGCGGCAGACGCAACATGGTCAAAATATTTTGATGTTGACGGGATAAGAAAAGATAAAGTAAATGATTTTGTAAGAGATAATGCAGTAACTAGATTAGGTGATTACACTGGTTCAGTTATTCCATATTTTAGAGATAATCGAAATAATAATTTATTTATTGAAACATTAATAAATTTAGATACAGATAAAACTGGTTTATTTTGTTCATTTGATATTGATCAAGTTGAGACAGAATTTAGAAATGGTAATATAGATATTATTGGTGAAACTTTAGTAAGCAACGATAGACAAAAAATCAATTTTATGTCATATGTTGAAACTATTGAAGAATTAGATAAATTTGAAGCGGTTTCAAATGATAGCATTATAGGTAACACTGTCAGTATAGACCCAACAACAAATACATCTGGTAATAACGGTGTTATAAATAATTTTGCCGGGTTCACAATAACACCAACAGATATAACACCGGCATACAGTGGAACACCGACAGTTACATTAACAGACATGTTAATAAATGTTAACCCATCAAATGCGTTAATTCAATTTGGAACATTATTGGCAGCGCAAACTGTTGGTACTTCAAATTATATGGTAAATCTTGTCTATGTAGATACTAGTGGCGATATTAAAGTAATATCTGGAAATACACTAAATGCTGCAACTGGACTAACAGAAGCGGCATTAGTTATAGCAGGTTTACAATATCCTGCAACATACCCAGATGATTCAGTTTTATTGTTTTACACAATTGTAGAATTTGCAAACGGCGCGGCAACACCAAATATTGTGTCAACTGTAAATATAGCAATGGACAATGCGACAGGTGCGTTTTTACCTATTTCTATTGGCCCAACAAATGCAACTGATGTAACTGTAACTGCGGCTACACCAAATGATTTAACATTAACATTCAATGGTACAGCAAATATAACAAAATCAAGCTATGCAAAATGGAGATCATTACAAAAGTTTAATGAAATTGTAACAAAACATAATTTAACAGAATCTGTAATTTTAGATGCGGCTGGTAATAAAGTACAACTTAATAATGCGACATGGATAGATAATTATTTAGCTGCGACCGGAGATAAATATATTAATATTGTTGTTGATAGTGGTATAGATATTACATCAACAAATGAATTTATTTTATTTGTTAAAGATGTTGATTTTTATGCTGGCGTTTCTGGTATTGAAACACGAACAACTGTACCGACACCTGGTTATGGTGTTGCTGCTAGACAATCTGAATTTTATTTAGATTATTACAACGGATTAATAAATACTGGTGATTATTTTTATACTAGAACTGGTGTTAATATTCCAGTTAGATTTATTAATTATACAGATTTAACTAATCCAACAGCAATTGGTAATTTTATTGTTTTACAATCAACTGATGCAGTGTCATTAGGTTATGCTATAAATGGCTCGAATAACGCAAAAATATTATTACAAGATCATACAGTTAACCCTGGTTCTTTTTCATTAGGTGATAGTGAAGATAACACTGGTTTAACGTTTGGTTCATTTTTAGGTTTAAATGCAACTGAGGTTGCATTTAGAGTTTCTGAATTAGTTAAAACTGCACCAGTAGAAAGTGTTGACATTTATGATTTTAATGCTAAAGTTTATTTAAAAATGTATACCTTAGGTGATATTTTAAAAGTAGATTATATGGCGGATAATACATTAATAACACCATATACAATACCTGGTAGTTTAGCAGCAATTAATACATCTATAAATGTATATTCTGGTGATGCGGCATATGAACAAACATTAGAAATAGAAACAAACCCAGCATATACAATAACAGATACAAAAATATTAGTTGATTTAGTGCGTTATCCAGAAGTTAAAGTTGGTGATTATTTAAAAGCTTATATTGATGTGAACGCGTTAGAACCAGGTGAATATCCTAAGAAATTCGCAAGAATATTAAAAAAAGTACCATGGTCTGGAAATGTAGCAAACGGTGTACAATATGCGGAATTAACTACAGATATAAAAATAGATATTTCTGATTTTAATGGAGATTTACAAACAACTAGATACACAACAATAGAAGATTATGTTAATACCTATAAAGGTATAGTATTAAAAGGATTTAAAGTACAAGCAACATCAGTACCAGATGGGACAGAAGCTAGACAATCTGAGATATTAGATATAATTGGTAAAACAACTGCATTATATGCAGCAATAACAAATAAACGTAAATTTAACTTTAGATATTTAGTTGATAGTTTTGGAAATGGATTGACATCATTCTCAAAACAACAATTAGCTGATATTACTGGTAAACGTAAAAATGCAATAGGTATTTTAAATATGCCATCTGTTAAACAATTTGTACAAAGTTCTAATCCATCATTTAAAAATGATGACGGGACATTAAATACAGAATACGTTAGATTGGGTGGTAATCCTCAACAAAACCCAGTATTCTTATATAGTTTAGCAGACGGTAGTGGCAAAGACGACGGTAGAGACACTGTCGGATATTTCTTCCCATATTGTAGAATAAGTGATAATGGTAGACCATTAGATTTTCCACCTGCTGCGTTTGTAACGAATACGTATATGCGTAAAATCGGAAGTGCCGTTGCTGGTGTTTATAATTGGACAGTTGCTGCTGGTATTGAAGACGGTGTTATTAGTGGAGTTGCAGATACAGAAATGGATTTTACTGAGAAAGATTATACTGAATTATACCAAATGGGAGTAAATCCGATTTCTTACGACAAAAATGCTGGTTTCTATATTGAAACTGAATTTACTGCGTCAAGAAAACCATTAAACGCGTTATCATTTTTACATGTTAGAGAAATCTTAATTGATTTAGAAAACGAAATGTATGCAATGTTATTAAAATATCAATGGAAATTTAATACCCCTGATATTAGAGCAAAAATTAAAAGAGAAGCTGATGATATTTGCCAATCATATGTAGACAAAGGTGCGTTATATGCATTTGATAATGTTATAGATGATAGTAATAACACATCTACAATAATAGATAACCAATTTGGTTTATTAGAAACATATATTGAACCAGTTAAATCGATGGGGACATTAGTTAATGTAATCAATGTTATGGAAACAGGAGCATTAGGTACATCTACTGGATTTGCTTAATCTTTTAGAAAGGAGATAATAAAAAAAAGACATTCAATTTGAATGTCTTTTTTTTTATTTTATGTGCAATAATACGTTTTTATAGCATATATGTTTTTTTGCGTTCTTTATAATTTAACATATATTCTATTTTTTCGTCAGTATCTGGTTTTAACGCGTTGTATGCAACAATTATGTCAGATATATGTAATGATATAACAGAGTTATAATCGTCTGACCTATAGCCGCCAAACAAAGTAGAAACAACCGGGATGACACGATTCAGTTTAACCTCAGTCTCTTTAACCCAATTCCAAAATATTTTTGATGCTTCACACCATTCTTTAGTATCAACTTGACCACCCAGGTCATCATTTACATTAGAGTCTGCACCATGACACCAAACTAAATAATCAATTTCATTATTTTTTAATGCGTTAAATAATTTATTATTCAAGAATGAATACAAATCAATTAAATACTCTGCACTATACCCAGCCGGATTAAAATTAAAACCTTCTGGAATAGCAAATTCTAAATCTGGCTGGAATGATCGTGTATCTTTTATAGAATTACCATAGTGACCATCTAAATCTAAATAACATCCTTTGTAACCAAATTGCTGATACAATTTAACGGATGCTACAACTTGTCCAGAGAATGTACAAAAACCAGAACCACGTGAGGGACGTGCATGATGAAACCCAGATACAGGAGCAATAACTAATTCACGCATACCTTTTGCAGAATTTGACATAGCATAAGAAATTGCGCTATATAAAGACCCGCTAGTATAACCCAGAGTTTTCACTAATTCTTTACTCCAAGGAATATTCGATGATAATTTTACACCAGGTTTATTAAAATTAAATACGTTATCAACATACGAGTTTTCATGTGCTAATAAAAAATCATTATATTCCAGTGCGTCAAAGTCGATGAACGACAAATCAACAACTTTACCAAGTTGTTCAGTATAAATTTTTGGTTTTAATGGCGATTTCGAATATGATAAATCTATGTTATCTTGTAACACCATGTCATCTTTATAAAATATTGCTGTTTTCATTTTTATGTTTTTTTTAAACTATATGTACCAACTTGACAAACTGTCAATTAACATATAATTATGATTTTTTATTATTTTTTTTTATTTTTAGTTAATAAAGAAATTAATTGTGTTAAATCATTAATGTTATCAAATACCAAATCAGATGTATCAAAAATTGAAACAGTAAAAGTATGATTATTTACTAAATTGTTATATTCTTCTATAGTATAATTGTATGGTAAATCTACACTATTTGTAATCAATGATAAACTATTTACCACGTCATAACATAAATATACATAAGGATTTGTACCGCTTTCTGTAGCTGACACGATATTGCAATCAAATCCTAATTCTATTAATTTTTTAAATGTTATTTTGTTCATATTACAACAAATATAGTAATAATAATTGAATAAAAAAATATTAAACAAATATTTTTTATTATTATATAAAAATGAATGATTAAATTAAATTATTTTTGTACTTTATTTTCTTACTTCTTGGTGCGTTAATATATTAAACATTAACGCACCTAAAAGAATCTGGGTGCAAGATGGGATTCGAACCCACGAATTGATTACTCAAACTAGAACCACAACCTAGCCGCTTTATCCACTTGCATACCTGCACCATATAAACAATTAATAGTTACTCATAGTTGTAAGTAATATAATTTTAGTGGAGACAGCTGGTATCGAACCAGCATCTTCCGGTTTTCAGCCGGGCGCATAGACCATCTTTGCTATATCTCCGTGTGTAATTTTTTGTTGACTGATCGACAACAGGATTTTTTTTTCTATTTCTCTAAATATAATAAATTACCAAAACCTATATTATATTAGAACGTGACTGACACAATCATCACAGTATAATTATACGTGATTAACTAGTTCCCCTGTCCGGAATCGAACCGGACCCCACTGTTTAAAAGACAGTTGCCTACACCTGTTTGCTACAAGGGAGTATTTATGTTTTTACTTATAGAACATAACAAAACTATTTTGTGGTCGCAGACCGGTTCAAAACGGCCGACGCGTAGCCATTCAGACTACTTTGCGGACTTGGAGAATATTGAAATCTCGACCTATCGGTTAACAGCCGATTGCTCTGCCACTGAGCTACAAGTCCATATATTATTTTTTCTATGTGTATCATCACTTATACGTTAAATTATGACGCACTAGAAAGCAATTGCGACTTATCCAGGGTTCGAACCTGGGACATCATGATTAACAGTCATGCGCTCTACCAACTGAGCTAATAAGTCATATTATTTTTTTCACTGCGCAAAGTACAGGATTCGAACCTGTAATTCCGGTTTTGGAGACCGTCGTGTTACCAATTACTACCAACAATGCGTATAAAATAAAAAATCCCACTGAGCTAAACTCAGTGGGATTTTTAAAAATGTTATGATATTTATAAATATCTACATAATAGTATTCCTGCTGAGTTTGCGCTTGCTAAACCAGTTTTTAAAATTATTATGTTTATTTATTGTTATCATTTTTATTATTTGTTGTGAACAATTTAATGTTCTAATTTTGTTGCGCTGCTCTGGAATCGAACCAGACTTTTAAGAGCTTATGAGACTCCTGAGACACCTTGCCTTCCCGCCCGCAATATCTTATTTATATATATAGTTAAATTACCGCTTTGTTTAATTTTATTTCTTACTATAATCAGCTTTTCTATACGCATCACATGTTTGCCTATGTGAATGGCAACTCACTAAAACTATAGTTGTTAATATTAATACAATTATTTTTTTCATCATAATTATATATAATTAATTTATTGTGCCCAGCAAGATATAAACATGTAAAAAGATACATGTTTATATCGTATTTTTATTTGTTAGATAAAAAGGAATCGAACCTTATATCTCCTGTTTCCGCCGTTTTCTCTTTCGATACTTCAGACTTCTACTGTGCACCAATTACACCATATCTAATCCGGGTATTTGCAACTACCCAGGTTGTAAACCGCTAAATATACAACTTTGCGCTAATGCTAAGAACCGAACTTAGGTTTTCTCTGTCATACATGACAAAGAAATGTGTTACAAATACACCACAAGCATTTTTTCATAATAGCCAATTTCTTTAAATTATACAGTCAACACAATGTTATGAATGTCGCTTTATATTTAAGCTATATGATAATGTTTAACAAATATAGTTATAATATTTAAAATAAAAAAATATTTGTTAAAAAAAAATTATATAATGCTTAAAAAATTAGTAAGT